TCCGATCTGCTTCTAAGATTTGCTGGTTAATTTTTTTTACAATCTCATCTGTTCTCATTTATTCATCCTTTACTCATCTTCATCTTACCACTAATTATAATGGTTTATAAATATTAATCAAGTATCATTTTGTCATTAAATTTTGGTTTACTGTTAAACACTTTATTATCTCGTTGCATCGATCAGTAATTTCTTTTGAAGTAAAACTATCGTTGGAAAAACAAAAATCTTCAAATGTTCTTATATTTTCCTGACCTTGCCAAACAAATGATTTACCGAATGCTTCCAATGATGTTTGTTTCCGTAATTTATTCATATTGTATCGAAAGAATTTATCACTATTCAATCGATAATTAACCAAATTGTCTTGAATAATTGTCATAAATCCATCGTGGCATAGATTTACTTTTTCCTTAATTAACTTGCTATTAAAAAGCATTATTCCAGAATACCCTTCTGTCTTCTTCTTCCTGACTTGTAAAAGTTCTTCTGCTCAAACCTTTTTTTATCCAATCATTCCATAATTTTTCAAATCTTATCGGATCATTATGGTATAGCCACATCCCATAAAATTTGGTGCTATTTGGAACAATGCCACCATCTTTTCTAAACATTCCATCAGGAACGCCTTTTCTGTTTAATGATTTGATGAATGCTTTTTTAGTATACTTATTTTTCATTACCAATACTCTCCTTTGCTTACTATTCAATTGAATTATCTTTGATAACTTCTAGTAATTCTTCTTCCGAATGAGCTATGACTTTTCCACATTCCGAACATTCAAATAAGCTAGAATCAATACATCGTATGATTTTATAATGGATAATTTCATTTTTATCTACCGTAATTTCTTTTACATCTCCTTTATGAATAAAAACATGATTGATAATAGATAAACAAGCAGGGCATCTAAACTTTTTATTCATCTAAATCCTCTCTAAAAAATTCGTCTGAATCTTCCTCTTCATATAAAATGTTTTGTTTTGTTGATTCTCTACATACAGGACAAATCATACTATCTGCTTTTTTAGTCCAGTTTTTTTCTTCTGTTGAATCTCCGCAAATAGGACAAGTTAGTTTAACTTTCAATCTGCTTCACTCCATTCATCTTCTGATGCTGATTCTCCACACATAGGACAAATCCAAATTGGTTTGCCAAAATTAGAATCTTTTTCTAAATCCTCTTCTTCTATTTCTCTGAAACATCCAGGACAAATATATCTACTCATCGTTTTACTCCTTCTCATACTCACTATCTAAAACTTTTCTCCTCATGTGAGCTGCCGGATCATTACTTTTAGGAATAGGAGTCCAGTTTTTAAAACAATCTTCCTCTTTTGTTTCTCTGGTGACATGTTTTATACAATCGAGACATATTTTTGGATTTCCTCTGCCTCTTTTGGTCGGCTCAAAATTTAAGAAATTATTGATGCAGGTGTCGCAAATTTTCATATTTTAATCCTTTCTAAATAATTCATCAAACTGTACTTTTAGTTTTGGATAAACACGATAAAGTTCTTGTTTATACTCTTCGGAGATTTCTTTTAATTTTCCTGCCATAATAAGTTCGTAGTCTTTTTTCCACTTTTCCGGAACTTTAAATTCAAATGTAGCATAAGTGCAATCGAAATCATCGTCATAGTCAGTAATGTAATCAGGAAATGCTCTCAACTTATCAATTGCTTCCTGATAATTCTCTCTGTTTCCGCCACCAACTCTAGTGAATACGTGTATGTTACCATCTGTTGCAAAACAATCTCTAAATCTTGGATATTCATCTGCATGTTTTCCAAGCATAGGTAAAATAACAAATGTTGCTTGATTCATACCACACATTATATTATACAGACTCATTGATGCTCCTTTTGATAATATCTATTCATTTTTTTTGATTGGTTTCTGTAAATAGTCTGTTGCTTTATTATGCATTTCTTGATTTAAAGTTGTTTGTTCTTCTATTTTTCTTTCTTTTGCGTAGATGATTTTCTCTCGATAATTTAATTCTAAGTGGCTATTGATTTTTTCCAGTATTTCAAAATATAAAGAATTTTCTGGTTCAAAAAATTCGTTTGGTAATTCATCCAGCTCTATCATCCATATATCTGTATCTTCCTCTTTGAAAACCAAATAATCATCTTCTGCTAATTTATCTCTAGATACATCACCTAATCCATAACTACACATATCTTTATGAATGCTAATAAATTTATCATAAATTATTTTGTTTTTTAAATTAGGATTAGGTATTACTTCAATTCTGTATTTTTTGAATTGCAAATCAGGTATCTCCGGGTAAGTAAAAAAGTGTTGCCATTTGCTTCCATCTTTTAATTCGTAATAATGGTCAATGGTGAATATTTGAATTTCTCCATCTCTGACCATTTCTTTTAAAGAAACTTTGAGATCGATTAAGTCGTTCACGCTTTTAATTTTTATTTTCATTACTACTCCTTTAATAATCAGAAGGTAACATTATTATTACTTCCTGCCTTAATCCTGTATCTAATAAAGCATCGGCTATAATCCATATTGCCTGTAACGGTTCAATTGGATTTGTATAAGATGCTAATATTCTTTCTCCAATTAATAGACATTCATCGTTACTTTCTAAATCTTCCTGATGCATATTTCCCCAGTCAAAATTTAAAAATCTTTCCCTGCATTGTAAAACAAAGCCATGAAATGTACTATCTTTTTGTATCTTAATTGAAATATCTTTAGTCATTACTTGCGGCGGATCTGTTAAAGTTTTTTTTAAAAATCTTCGGTCTGTGTCTTCTAAACCAAAATTTGGTTCTGTTCGATCAAATTTAGGTTTGATTTGTTCTAGTCTTTCTTGAACTTCTTGTAAATTCATTAATTTGATATCCTCGCTTCTTGATAGTCTTCTGAATTCTCAAAATGAATTAATCCATTCTGGCTAGTTTTTAGTAAACAAGCTTCCGTTTCGTTGCTTTCAGTTAACCAAGTGATTAAATATCCATTATTTACTTTCTGTTTTGTAATGATTCCTGTTTTATACTTCTTCTCACCATTGATATAAAAAGCAATTTTTAATGGTCTTCCGTAGTCGATAGGCTTTGTCATTATTTTACCTTTGCTGGATCGTCTACAAAGATCTCATTGACTTCTTTGTTTTTGAATCCTTTCAGATATTCCTGATAATGTTTCCAGATATCTAAAATATCTTCTCTGGTTAGTTTGTTTTTTGAAAGTTTGATAACCATGGATACATAAAACATATTTGTTTTTCCTGACTGTCTTACCTTCTCATAGGCTTTAAATTTATCTCTGGTCATTCTTTACGCTTTCCTTTCTTGGTTAATGTTTTCTTTTGTAACAGTTGTAAAAGCTATCCATTTACCATCAGGATAGGAAGATTCAAAAAGTCTTAGAAAAGCAAAGACTTCTGAATCATTAGAAAATGTGTAATGAGTAATAATTGAATCATTCTTCGGATCGGTAGCTACTTTAATCATCTTACTACTCCTTGATTAGTAGCCATACAGGAATCGCATATTTTTCCTTCATCGCAAGGTCTGTTACCAGTAAAGGGAGATTCTGAACAATATTGATCCATTTTGGTTTGATGGGCTATGTCAGCTTCTACTTGGTTTATCTCATCCAAATAGGATTGCTCTTCGTCCTCATCACATAGATTTAGCTTTTTCTTTAGGACTGCTAACTTGTTCTCTAAGTTTTGTTTAGTTGTCATTTATTCATCCTTTCGTCATTTTTAATTAATTACTATTAATTATATTTACTTTTACTTATTAATCAATAATAAATTAACTAAATTCTTGGTTAGGATTAATTTTTCTTTTAACATATTCTTTAGTCTTGATTAATTTTAAATGGTCTTCGTTAATTAAGTTAAATACATCTAATGCAATAAGCATAAAGTAATCATAGTTGGCTTCTTCAATCTTGTCATAAATGGTTTTTATTTCACTTCTTCTTACAAAGTATTTTTCAACCATGATGTGGATCTTATATTTCTCACTTTCCAAATCGAATAATAAATCCTCAAAAAGTATCTTGTATTGTATAGTTTCATTGGTAAAAATCATAAACTCTATTCGTTCTAAACCACATTGATTTGATGGAGCAATTGAAAAATAATAATCGCCTAACATATAACTCATAAATCGATAGCTCATACAATCTAAAATTTTCATTTATTGTTTCTTACTCTTTCTCAAATTTACCATATTCTCTAATAATTATATCGATGGTATTTCTATCTCCATACTCTTTTTTTGTTATCAATTTTACAATCTGCGTATCGTCTAAATAAGGATAATAGTCATTAGCAAATACTTCTGGTAAATATACTTTCTTTTTAATTGCTATATTCGGTATGGGTATCTTAATCTTTTTGGGATTTAAAGCATCCATAACCAATTTACATAAATTATCAATATCCGGTTTAACTGTATGGAAAATTCTCTTTTTAGCTGATTTAGGTTTAACAAATACAAAGAGAATAACCATTACTAAAGGGATATTACCTTTACGAAATCTAATGGCATCCTCTTTGTATTCATTAATATGCTTAGTAAATTCATTAATGATTTCTTTTTCGGCATTGATGGTTTTGCTAGGAGTAAAGCTAGAATTAGCACATATTCTGGCTCTCTGTTTTCCAACCATTTCTAATGGATGAACAATAAAATGTATCATTATTTCTCTTCTGTTAGTATTCCTAGTTCTACTCCCGGATCCGTTTTCTCTGTGGCGGTTCCTTCTTGTGTTGTTGTATCGGTAGGTGTTTTGTTTTCTGTTTCGTCAGATTCTTCAAACAAACTTGGTTCATCTTTCTTCAATGTTTCCGGGTTAATTACTGTTATTTCGATTAACAATAAATCACCGTTAACTCCTGAGTTAATGTCGATAAAATCTTTCATTATTGCTGATTCAGCTTTGGATATTGAGCCAAAGGTGACCGCTAATGTATTGTCTTTCTTATCGTTCATTCCCTCTTTTCTTCCATGGAAACTTAACTTGAATTGCTGAAATCTTGTAAAACAAGTGTTTGTATCCTTATCATAGAAAGTACCCGGACAAGTGGTTCTCTGCTTACAAAATGCACAAATTTTCATTTAAAACTCTCCTTTTTTTAACTTATTTTAAACATTGGCTGAGGCTTTAGCCATACTAATTTACCATTTAATTTAGCTTTTTCTATGGCATACATATTTTGTATCCCATAAGCAATTAAGCAAGATGGAGCGTTGGCTGCATTGATAGATTCTGCTCCTGATGGATAAAAGAATTTTAAACGACCCTTAAAAAAGAAAATTCCATCAGCTTTTTTAAATATGTACTCATGGAATCCTTTCGTTTCAGTCCTTGCAAATATAAGGGCTATTCCGTTTCCATGATTACTCAATTTTTCTATCCATGTAAAAGTTTCGGATCCATAAGGTGGATTTAACCAAACTCTACCTAACCAATCCTGTTTTAAACCATCATTCCAGAAATCTTTATAAAACATGAATTTAGCTGTATCCCACGGTCTTTCTTCTGGTTTTAAATAGCAAGGGTCCAAATCGAATAAACCCAATGCCTTAATTAATTTCGGTGGCGTAAGCCATTCTTCTTTGTTTTTAGTATTTAAATTAAAGTTGTTCATTTATTCCTTTTATCGATTAAACATGCAGGAAAGATCAATAATTGTTCATTTAATGAATCATAATCAAATTCAAAACTACTTACAACCTTTTTATTATCAAGAAGAACTGGACCCAACATTTCTAATGCTTTTTTAAAATATTCCTTGATTTTCAAAAGATTAAAAGCTGTATTCTTTAAATCATTAATTTTTAATTTTGGCATTGTTAGTTTGTAGAATTTATGAATGGTCATAATTTAAATCCTTCCAAAGGCTTTTCTTTTCTACGTTTGATTCTTGCTTCTAGTTTTTTGTATCTCTCTTCTAAAACTTTTTTTCTTTCTTGACTTCCTAAAACCTGATGTAATGATTCAATTTTTTGCTCTAATCCTAAATATTCAAATACTTTAGGACTAAATGTAGCTAAATGAGCTTTGCCAAATATAGATTTGAAATTGCTAACTTCATTTGGCTGTTTCCCTAATATCTCTTTCTTCTTTTCCAGTTTAGATATTCTTAGAAGTATGCTTAACTCATTCATTGTTATTCTTCTTTTTTGATTTCCTGAATCAATATGGCTTTCGTTACATTTTCTGACATTTTGTAATACTGTAAAGGATTACTAATCTTTTCTTCTTTTTCTAAAATTCTGAATACTGAATCATCGACTGTTTCAATAATTACCCGGCGAGCTAATAATTCGTCCATCTTTTTTATTAGCTCTAAATCGTAGGTGCGGTCATGGCTATGTTTGATTTGTAGAATGAATTGTAATCGATTACCCTCTATTTTAGTAGGAATATCGCTAGCTTTCATTTCAGTTTTGATTTCTTTTTCCAGTTTAGATAGTTCTTTTTGGTGACTAATTAATTTTTTGTAAAGCTCACTTTTTTCTAATAATTCCTGAATACTCCTTACATTAGCTAATAATGACTCGTACTGTTTTACTTTCTCACTGATTCCTTCCATTTTCTCACTCCTTTATATATTTTATAGATTCAAACTTTTGATAAATTCTAAATTTTTCTCGATCAATTCTATTCCAGTTAATAAAGCATGACTTTTTCTAATTCTTAAATCATCTTGATTTTCATTATTGCATTTTATATTTTCAATCTCTGTTTCCAGTTTCTTAATAACAATTGATGGATATTCAATACCATCTTTTTGTTTAAGGACTTCAATTAAATCCAGTAGCCATTCTTCCAATTCTAGTTTTTCTTTTTTAAACTGTTTAACCTTTTTTCTGAATACATAAATTAAAAAAATTAAGCTAAATACTGATATAAAAGCTATAAAATTTAAGTAGATATAACTTAAATATGACATTTATTTTTGTCCTCTCATTGATGGTCCAATTAATGTTAATACCTTATTCGTCTTTCGTTGTCTGTCATAAATCCTAGGATAGTTTTTCTTAAATTGATCATCGTTTAAATTTGTATTAAACGATGTTAGTTTGCCTTCCGTAAATCGATTGCAAACAATATTGTCAAACTGGGATGAACCCCACTCGTTCTTATATTCAGATCCTAAATCATCAATCAATAGATATTTTGTATCCAGTAATTTTTTAACAACTTCGGCGTTGTCTTTTACAACTGCTGTAAAAAAGTCGCTAATAGTTATAAAAAAAGGAATCTCTAAACCTCCATCACTATTTCTTTTCAATAATAATTCCTTGATGATTAGATAAAATAAACAGGTTTTTCCATTTCCTAATGATCCATAAATAGTAATACCGTTAACCAATACATCTTTTAGATATTTCTCAAATTTACCTTTAATCGATGCATCGATGCCTTTGATGTTTGCTACATTGTATTCAAAGGGTATATCTCTAGGCTTAAATGCTTCTATGGTATTGCTTTTTAACTGTAAAACTTCTCTATTAAATTCTGAAAGTTTGCAGTAGCTAGAATGGATTTTTTCACAAGTATAAACAAAAGATTTTCCAAATTCATCTGAAATTTCAAAATTACCTTTGCAATACTCTTTGCATTTAGATTGGATATATTCATCCAAATCAAATTCTTGTTCTTTCTTTTTTTGAAAAAATATAAATTCCCGAAAGTTTCTAATGGCTTGGGCTATCATTATTTTTTCATAACAAAGCTTTAGATTGCCCTCTTCGCAATTTTCATATCTTTCTACAGCCACAGGTGAAGCAAACCATAATATAATTCTTCGATCAATTCCAATATCTGTTAAAAATCCATTAAAAGCACTTAACATTGATTAACTCTCCTTATTTTCTAATTCTTCTATTTCCTGATCAGTAAGTGTAATTTCATTTTCTATTTTGTGATTCTTTGCATATTCTTGCCATTCTTCGGTGGTCATTATTTTGTCTTGTCCTTTTCCATTTTTCACATTTAATGAATGATTTTTTTCTAAATTGGTTTGATTTTTCTTTCTAAACCAAGTGTATATGGTTGCGTAGTCACTTTTTGTTTTATTGCCTTTTAATTTCCATAAAGAAACTTCCTCAATCCAAAATTCAACCAATTCTTTGCTTCCAAGTTTTAAAATTAATTTTTGATATTCTTCCTCAAACAAAAAAACATTTTTTTCTTCCGAGTATATTTTTTTATTTTCTTTATTTTTCTTTTCTTTACTTTCCTTTTCTTTACTTTGTGTACTTTCTTCAGGAGTAAATAGGGATTTATCCGGAGTAAATCCGGTTAAGTCCTCTTGTGGATTAGATTCTTGTTTTTCTGGTTCAAGAATAACTAGACTGGTTGATGTATTTTTTATTTCCTCCGCATTACTCTGGAAATGTTCGGAGTTATTCTCGTTTTCTTCCGTAGTTATTATCTTTTCTTCCGTAGTTATTGTTATTTCTTCCGTAGTTTTCAGGGATATTTCCATAATAAATTGATTATACTCTGAGTTAATTAAAATGTACTCTTTTATAAATTCTGGTTTTTTTCTTTTTGCTTCTTTGCAAATTTGGATGAAATTTTCTTGAATTAACTGGTTTGTCAAAATTTGGTATTTTTTATATAAATTTTCATTAAATATTTTTCTTTTAAAAAAAACAATTAAAGTTTTTTCAATTAAATCTTTATCGATATTATTTTTTTTACAAAATAACATTTTGGAATCTTCATTGAAATTTAGAAAATATCCATTAGCGTAAATTCTTTCCCAAAGTTTAACCATGATAGCATATCCGATTAATCCACATTCAAATTCCATTAATTCTATAGATTCATTAGTTGATGTATCGTGAGGAAAATAATCTAGTCCGATCTTTGGTGATCTTCCCATTTAGATTTTATCTCTATTCTCTATCATTTAGTTTTCCTTATCTCTATCTTATTTGAGGAGCAGGGGAGGCGATAGAGAGAACCTCCCCTGCATGTTTGATTATAATTGCTAATAACTACTTATCAATGTTTATTGAGTTATCTTTTAAAAACTGTGCTAAAGATTCTTCACTAATTCGTATGGTTTTTCTTCCATGTTTACTTTTATGTGCATAGTCTTGGTTTGGCGTAAAATCAATAGCTTTTAATTTCCCTTGCTTAATTAATCTCCTCGTAGAATCGTCCTGCTTATATCCTAATCGTCTTGTTACTTCTTGCACAGTTAATAAGTTACTCATATCTTACCTCTCTTTTTATTTTGGTTCTGTAGTAGTAGCTGTACCAGCTCCGGTTGATTTTTTCTTTTCATCTTCCAGTCTTTGTATAGTGATTGTTAAACAATCTTTCTTTTCTTGGCTAGATGAAGCCCAGAACCTAGTATACAGCTCTGCGTTATCGCAAACATAAAACAACATCATTTTTTCTTTTAGTAAATCAAAATCAGTTGTTGTTAATTCCGATTCATTTTTCCTACCCATCAATTCTAAAAATTTTGGGTAATCACCATGTCCGGTATTAAACGTTTTTTGGATTAAGTCTATCTGTTTTATGGATAATGGATAGGATTTTACTTTGTGTTCTTCTTCTCCGTCTGTTGAATCGTTACCGTCTCCTTCATTTTCTGGATCATCGGCGATTGATAGATCGAATGTCTGAATTTTAAAGTATTTAAACGATCCCGTTAATGCTTTATAAATTCCTTTGTCGCCTGTATCCGTTCCATCTCCCGGCATTTTAACTGAAATAAAATAGCCGGTATCTACGTCGTTGATGGTATATTCCGTAATGATTCTGGCTACTTTTTTATCCGCTACTTCCCCGGTGTCTTTGTCTGTAGAAGTTCCTACAGATAACTCCTGACAATCGATTACTGATGGAATTATAACAAGTTTGTTTTCTTGTAAGTGTTTTTTCAATGTGGATGTAATGTTTGCTGATGTGGCATAACGGTATTTGTGGAACTTATTGTTTCCATCTTTTTCAATATTTTCCACCGCTATTTGTACTTTAAGAATTTTTTCTAATAACTTTATACGTAGAGCACGTTCTTCTGATTCTAAACCATTCATACTTAACTCTCCTTATTAAACATAATACTGAATTATAAGTGTTTTCTGATATTTAACAAGGTTTGATTAATAAAATAATTTGCTAATTTATTGTTGAATATTTTTTAAAAAGCTATAATAGATAATGCATTCTTCGATGTATTACCCGGTAATCTTCACTTATCGGGTAATTTTATTTTTAGCTTTTCGGCTATAGCATCATTAATCCAATCGGAAGCTGAATAACCAGAACTAATAATTTTTTTCTTCGCTACTTTACCCTGCAATTCATACAATAATTCCTGATCAATGCAGAATGTATAATGTAATCTAATCTTATTATTTTTTCTAGGTCTTCCTAATTTATCCATAATACTATATTAATACGTATGTATTTAAAGTCAATTGATTTTTTAGGGGCTTGAAGGAATCACACGACAAGCCCCCTATATATAAGGAGAGTATTGCTACTCGATAAAAGTTTACTACAAATTAACAATAAAAAAAGAGAGTAAGTATCTTTTTGATCGTCACCAAAAAGTGGATAACCGACTCTCTCTTTTACTCTTAAGTGAGTTACTCTGCAATTTAGCATTGCTAGCTAATATTGAGTATAAATGCTTAGTAAATTTAATCAAATAAAAAAAGGGAGTCCAAAGAAATGTAACTCCCTAAAGTCTAGTTTGCAGTGACATTAATTATAAATATTTTTTCAATAAAAAAAAGGCTGGCGGTTAACCAGCCTTTTTGGTTCTACTAACGAATGTATTGATTTTGCAAATAATAGGAAAAAAGCTTATCTATTTAATTTTTTAAATAGCTACCACCCCCTTTGATTTTGCATATGCAAGTCTTCGAGCTTTCATTAATGCAACTGGTTTTCTCCAGAAAGCTTCCCATACTATTTTGGTCTCAACAACTAACATTAGCCAAATAGTGGTAATATCAGTCATTGACTGCCAATTGATTTGAAATCCATTTTTAACTCCAACTACGATAATTGCTGATATTACGCAGTATAGAGCAACTAATAATACTTTTTTAATTCCATCAGCCATAGGAGTTAAAACTTCTACGATAATTGGAACAAAAAAGCCCCAAGCTAATGAAATGATGGTAAATATTCCCATCCATAACTGAACCTTCACAATTGGATCCATGCATTCCTCCTTAAATATCTAGTATCGTAACAGTATAATTTCTTTCGTCTGAGGAGTAAAGAATATTACTCCACCAAAAATAGTTGTCAAATCAGATAAACCTATATACGTTCTGTTGCTAATTAACTGAGGTATTACATTTAATTTAAAATATTTCCCATCAATACCACCCAATTGATTACCAATAATTAAATGCACTACTTTTGAACCAACTTCGATATCCATCGACTTATTGGATGCATACCATATTATCGATGCATTATAAATACTAGCCACATCAGCTAAACCAATCAATGTTCTTGAATTTCTAATAATTGGTGCTGTTTTTAAATTGATTGATTTAAAATTGTCGACCATGGTTAAACTACCAATCTTAAACCAAGTAATCTTATAACAATTGTAATACATATTGATGTAGCTATGGACTATTCCCTTAGCCATTAAATAGCTATTTTTAATTAATTTTATTTCGTTTTGATTCGAGATAAAACCAGCTTCGATTAATACTAAAGGTATTTTGGCTACATCAAATTCACGTGTATATCGTTGTTGACCATTTACCCAGTTGTCATAGTAATACTTGATGTCGATTATTCTTAAACCAGTATATTTTGACATATTACTCATCAATAACTTAGCAAATTCAGAACCTTGTTCATTTTTTAATGCTAATAAACCAGTCGATTTTGGTCCTGACGAATTGATATGAATAGAAATCTTGTGGGTTACTCTAGGATCATATTCTAGTCGTTGGACTGTATCATAAAAATAAGGTGGCGATATATCCGGGATTTTTAAAGCATTGCAATAAACATTAACGGAATCTCTAATAGCTTTTGCTAGATTCGATTCTGTTTCTCCATAATCAGAAGCTCCCGGATCTCCTTCTGCTAAATGTCCTGAATCATTGGAGAATAAATAGTAATTACTCATTAATAACGCCACCTTACTTTTATTAATTTAACACAAAATCGATTTCGAGAATCTCACAGAACATCTTAAAATTAGCATATTCTGTGGGAGTAAAGCTCTGCCCTTTATCAAACCAGATCGGATTACCAACTACATATCCAGTTACTTGTAATCGATCTTCTGGTTGATGATTGATTATCGATCTGTCAAACCAGATGGGATCACCTGTCGGATAATGTTCTCCTGCTTGATAAGTAATAGGAGTATTGATAGGTAACTCCCACGAATCCAAATGATACGAAGATTCATCATGTGTAAAATTGAGTTGCATTTTTTAGATACCTCCTTTCATTAGTTTACTAATCCCCAGTTGTCGTAAGAATATTTTTCCAAATACTCAAAAGGCAAATAACAATAACCTTTTAATCCATACGAAATTCCCCACGAATTTCTCATAATCATATAATATTTGCATCCGATTTTTTTATAACCTACAGCTAATATAGCATGACCGCCTAACGATTTTTCAGATCTTTTAGGCATTTTAACTATTCCATTAGTTCCACAATCTTCAAAAGTAGAAAAAACATCAATGCCTACCAATACTGGTTGCTTTTTTAAATACAAAAATGTTTGTATTCCTTTTAAACCATGTATCGCCTGATACGAATTTATTTTTAGTCTTAAAGACTCTTGGTAGGCTTCTATAGATGGTTTAACACTATAACTATTTCTGTATGGGTCGAATTCTTCATAGCAAACCCCAAACTTTTTTAAGGAATCACAAATGCTACGCATTGTTGCCCCATCATCATATTCTGTAGAATTTAATAAAACTCTTTCCTGATAATAAAGGAAGTGTCTAGACAATGTATTTGTTATTCCTGATAACATTTGTCTAGCACTACAGCCGGCATTAGCTGTACAATCATTTATTTTCTGAAAAAAGACTGGCGGACATATAGGTCTTAAATCAATACTTTTTGGTAGTTTAACTGGAACAAACTGATATTGAAAATCTCTTCCGTCTAATTGTTGTCTAATTAATCCTAGTTTATATAATCCATTACTCATGGTTCTTTAACTCCTACAGAATTTTTTGATAATAATTCTTTTAAATCTTTTTCTAATTGCGTTTTTATTTCTTCTTTGATTTTTGTTTCAGTAATTGTATTTAATTGCATTGATTTCGTAATTGCATTAACTTTTACGATGATATAACTAGTCGTTGATAGGAATAGAACAATGGCTGATAATACAGCCCAAAAACCTTTCCAATCTCGAAATGCTTTTAAAGCAGGCTTAGTCTCTTGTTTAAATTCTGCATCTTGTCTTTTTTCATAACAATTTTCTACTTTTTGTACTAATAACTTGTCTTCAATGCTTTTTAATCTTCCAGAATGGTCAATGCATAAATTGTCTTTTTGGTCCAATCTAAATAGTATTGTTTTTACATCTGCAAAAATGTTGCTTATTTTTTCATCTGTATTCATTTTTCCTCCCTATCTTATGGTTTATAGGAAGGTTTTACCACAATAAGAAACTCAGGTAAAGACAAAACAGAACCATCTACGTATCTTAGTTGTATTTGTGATTTGCATTCTGATGCAGTGGTAAAATCTAAAGCAGTTAAGGAATAAGAAATTACACCTAAAACATTAACAACTGTGCATAATCTCTCATATTTAGGTGTAGCTAATCTGCCATAACCATAAAGCAAATAGGGAAAACAATTCGTTAAATTAATTAAGGTTTCGTCTTCGTCTATTAAAGTCATTACTCTAGGAAATTTTAAATCTCCGACAGTAACGATTAATTCCTGTAACTCTTCCATTTATTTTTCACTATTCAATAATTTTTGGATATAGTTATCACTAAAAAAGGGTTCTAATACAGCTAATTCATATCCTTTTAATCCATGGTTTAACTCCGATAAATCTAAAGGATAAAATTCAATGACAATTTTTTCATTTAACATCGGATCTAATTCTGCTTCATATTCATCTTTTGTAGCTATTCGGATTTCCCATCCCTGTTTTTTGATACCTTTATCGTCAGTTGTTTCAACTCTGTCAGCATATTTCTCAAGTAAAGGTTTCCTGATTACTTCGAAAGTCTGTAATTCTGTTTGCATCATTTTTAAGATTCGACCAGCTCTAAACTGCATTCCTGAATTACCCATATCTGCAACAGCTAACTTACCCATACTGGCTACAATGTTTGTATCTAATATGGGATTTGTGATCATTTTTATGGTTATCGATAAACTTCTTAAACTATCCATTCTTCGATTTCCTTTCTTTACTTTCCTAATGCTTTATTAACTAAAACTTTGTACTCTGCTAATTCTTCTTTGGTCAAGGATTTTAAAGCTTCATTGACCAAGTTTCTCTTAGCAATAAGTAATAATTCAGCATTGAAACAATCCTTGCATAATTGAGATAAAGAAACAAACATCTCATTGACTGACTTTTCGGTATCCTGAAAATCAATTGATATTAATTCTCCATCCTTCAATTCATGTTTGATTACTTTTCCTTTACTGTCTTTCGGTAAATCTTTGTCAATTCTAACTAACATTTCAATCCTCCTTAAATATTTATGGTATAGCCATTAATCGACAGCCAATCCATCGTTCATAGGTAGATGATGCTGATTCTGTCGTACAAGCGAATAAACCTTCCCCAGTTCCACCGTTCCAAGATTTAGGTGCACCTTTTAGCATTATTGCATTTCCGTTCTGGTAATCTCTAAAAGAATCACCAATTTTAGTTCCTCCTCCTTCTGTGTAAACAGGTAAAAATCCAGGATGATTAGGACTTCGCATAGGTAATCCAAAATAATTATTTAAATTAGCGATATTATCTCTTAGCTTTATATACGGATGTGCATAAGTATCACAAACAAAATCATGATCTGCCAACCATATAGTTTGATCTGATTTCTTATTTACTCCTTCCACAAACTTCATAATGTTTCCCCAAAGATTTTCTATTCCCCGGTAGGAAACTGAGCATAAATTATCTGTTCCTGTCTGTCTGCCAGAAGCATTTCCTAAAGCTGTAGTAGCTCCGGTAACATGTGCCATATTGGTTGAACCATCGTCTGACTCTCCTGTGACTCCTGCTCCAATTTCTGTTTGTGCGAATGGTGAAGCATATTCGATAAGATACATCATTTGAGATACAGAAAGACTTAAAAAGTCATGTAGACCCCATCCTGCACCTCGATTGACTGCTAATTTTCTAGCATTAGCGAAATTCAACGTATTATTTTTCCCAGATATTGGTTTCACTGTAGAAATTGAACATAATTTATCTCCTGTTGTAGCTGTGAAATCTAATCCTGCTTCATCATTATTTAAATACCCAGGCTCTCCAAGAGTAGTATTTGCTAAAGTAGCTGTGACTCCTGTTGATGCTCCATCAAAGATATAAGTTCCTCCTCGATATCCAACAGCATCCGAAGTGAATATAACTGTAGTGCCACTTCCTGATAAGGTCCAACCTGTGAAAGTAGCTGCTCTAATCTTTGTAGCAACTCCAGTTGCATCATCTGTATCTAAAACTGAAACAGCAACTAAAGAACCATCCATTGTCACATTTAAATCACCGGAAGCAGAACAAGCAGCAGTGATTACTAAAGTTTTAACAGTAGCTACAGAACCGACAGCATAAGCAGAAGCTTCATATGCTCCTGCGAATATATGTGTTTTTAATACAGAATTTCTAATAAAATTCGGATGAATGAATGAACCTTCAAAAGGAAAAGGAGAAATCCACCATCGGAATCTATTCGGACTTTTGATATATTCAACTGCCATATAAATTAGAGGCTGATAAACCATAACCTGACCATCCGATCCATCTTCCAAATAACCACCTTCTCCGAAATAATGGTTAATGGTTTTTGCATCAGCAACCGTACATCGTTTATGGCTTAACCATGGATTGACTAAATCAAAATCAGCTCTAACCATACCTCTAGCTAATCCTAATCGAGTCCAAACATTGGTATCATAGTTCCATTCGACTCCATAAGCATTTCTGATTTTGGATAAAAACTGTTTGTTACTCATTTATTAATCCTCCTTACTTAGCTATCTTACAAACCAGTTGGCATTGTTAGAGTATAAACTAACCGAATCATACTGGTTGTTTAGTGTGTATGTAATCTGATCATCAATTGATTCTGTTCCATTCGGGACTATATGAACCACAAAAGCTGTATCATCTAGTTTTTTAATGGTGAATCGATTTACATTTCCAACTGCTGTTGGTAAAGTAATAACGATATCAACAGTCGAACAGGTGACATTGATACAATCATCATCGGTAGTTATCGTATAATCAGCAGTCTTTGATAAAACATTGCATTTATAATTTTTGGCTACCAAATTTCCAAGTAATGTCGTATTTCCTGAATAGTCAATCGTAAATGGGTAAACATAAGATCCTCCATTGATAGCCATTCCTAAACTTGTTAAAATTCCCGCGGTTGCTCCTGAAACTGGCAATACTTTTAATATAACATCGATTGCCTGATTCGTTCCTCCGGTAGTTTCCCAAACGTAACCCTTAAAGTGAGCTAATCCCGGCATTTGAACAGGTACACCTGCTGTAGCATTAGTAATATTTTCGATTAGTAAAGCATCGGTAGGAGTTGCAGCAATCCCAGATAAATAATTACCAATAATATCACCAGCGGTAAAAGGACTAATAACAATTCCTGATCTAGTCCAATATGAAGTAGGAGTAGCATCATCTACATATTTTTTATTTGCCACTTCATAGTCAGCATCAGGAGCAGCACTAGGAGTTACAGGAAAAACGCTAAAAGTTAGGATTCCTGCTGAATGAGTAATTGTTGCATTTCCGTTGTTAAAATTGATTACTCCCCCATCAGCTAAAAATAAATCCGACCACATTTTTGTAGCTGAACCTAAAGCAAAAGCATCAGATGTACCTAAAACTAAAGCAGCATTAATCGCTACCGAAGCTAAATTGCTTAATGCTTTATTAGCACCCAAAGAATCATCTATATATTTTTTGTTTGCCACCTGATAATCAGTTGTAGGCGGACTACTGGGAGTAACCGGGAATGCTGGAAAAGTCCAGACACCAGTTGTAACATCAACAGTTAATCCAGTTCCGAATATATCAGTAATGGTCGTTGTCAGCGGATCGTATTTAAATAGAGATATTGCTCCTACTTCCATTTATTATTCCTCCTATACCCAAGCTTCAACAATAAATAATCCACCACCCACTTTAGGAGTAGCAAAATATATTGTTTTTCCAACTAAATCTTTATCCATCTCTGAATAACCCATTGACCCATCATGTCGATCATAAGGACTCGTAGGAGTTGCCACTTTTCCTGTTTCCCATGCTGTATAAAAAATATCTCCCGGTAATCCACCAGCTAATTTGATATTGAATGACTTCGTATGATCTGGTAATAATTGAGAACCTTCTTCACTCGCTAATTTTGTTACGTTATAGAGAGTAGATGCTGATGCTTTTTTTGGCTGAGTTTCCAATAAAGTTAAAATACCTTTTAGATAAGCAATAACTGAACCATCAACTGTAGGATCAATAATCGCTACATCTGCTTTAGCTCCTAAACGAGCGATAAAATTATCACCGGCTGCTATATCGCCAAATGATTTTAACAAGCCTTTCGTTGTTTCATCTTGTAATATTCTTAACAATCCTTTAATGAATGTTATGGCTGATCCGGAATCTGTATAATCAATTTTAGCTGCATCTGCTAATTCTCCGATTCTGTTATTTAAATTGGTTCCAGCTCCGATATCTCCGATCGACTTTAATAAACCTTTCACCGAATCATCATTTAATGCTTGAAATCTTAATGTCCAATCATCGGCTGTTAATGCTGTACCAACAATAGATGCTAAATCAATTGACCCAAAATTGGAAATAATAGCATAAGCGGATCCAGTAGGTATAGCTACACCAATAGCTGGAAAAGTCAAAGAAGTTGCATCATTAGAAGATATTTCTTGTGTATAGTGGATTCCTCCAACTTCAACGACAACCATTGCATCTCTAGCTTTCCAGATATTCACCGCCCATGCCATTACTGAATCAATTACATTTATTCCACCAGCAGATGGAGCAGTCGTAACCGATTTGATAAATGCAAACTGGGTTGAATGAGATAAAACTATCGCTAGTTCAGCTAGAAATGAAGCATCCGAACCATCCGCTTTTCTAATTTTATCTAATGGATAATGTCTCTCTGGTGTTGCTTCGTCATATCTTGGATCTACCATTTTTAAATCCTCCTTAACTACTTAGACCACATTAGTAATTAAACCATTTACGATGGTCAATGTCTTTGTGCCTATAACTATAGAACCATTATAACCGTTACTTACTCCCGATGGTAATTTTTCAATCCAAATACCTTGAGTTATAAAATCTGTAGGTCTAATAACCCATGGATGAGTAGTTGTCTGTTCTGCTGATACTCCATCACTATCAAATATAAAAATTAAATTTTCATTGCCAGATATAACATTTGCTATATCTCCATCTTGTATAGTTGCTATAGGAATGTTTTTCAAATAGCGTAAACCAGATCCCACTATTCCATCCAAATGATTTATATTTTTATAAGGCAATTGAAACCTCCGGCACTAATATATCGTTATTAGTTAATAAATCTCCATTAGTAAGCAAATCTCCATGAATCCAAACAATGTTAACTTTAAAATTAGCTTTTAAAGTTATCATTCTTGGATAACTTGTTAATGTAATACTCCTTGGATATGCAACTAATGTTAAATCACTCATTTTTCAAACCACCTAACTATGGTAAATAACAACATCGTAAACCTGTTTTAGCTGATGTAAAAGTACGAGCATTTCTAAAATCTAAAGCAAAGATACCAGCAGCTAATAATTCTTCATAATCTCCACCACGTAAAGCAATAGTTTCAGTGATTGACGATGAATTTAAATATATTTTATCATTATACAAAGAGAAATAAGGATTACCTTCTAAACTTAAATGAGCTTCAAAATCTAATATACCTGTACATAAATCTCCTCCACCAGCAGCTAAATGTTTTCCAAATAATCCTAGAGTGCTTAATATAAAAATAGCTGGATTAGCAATAGCAGTTCCACCAGATCCTAATGATGAATGCGAAGTAATATAATAAAATAATCCATTAGAATCAATTGGCGTATTTGATGGTAATGTTTTCCAAACTCCTGTATATCCGCTACTTCCGGTATGAATTATAGTTTTACAAGCATTAACATTTCCACAAGCTACAAAAGAACCATCAACCCCGGATATAGAATACCAATCGCTAGATCCGACTAAATGACCGGAAGCTCCAATAATAGCTGATTCATTATATCTAGTTACCTGTAATTCATGATCTTTATATCTTAATCCTGCAATCCATTCAGAAACGTTACCATTTAAATCAAATACTCCCCATGGAGTATTATTATGACTCCATGAATCAGGACCAGAACCAGTTTTAATTAAATTAGTTATTGGCGGAGGTCCAGAACCATCATTAGTAGCTTCTATACCTAATTCATCATAGCTATATGGATAAGTTCCACCAGCCATTACCTCTTTCTGCCTGCCATAATTATTATTACCTCGTGGTAATAATCCAGGCTCCTTGCTAGGAGCATGATATAATCCTCTACCAGTTACTAAAGCATTTGTAATCAACTGCAAGCAAGACCACTCGGCATTTGTCATTAAATGCCATCCAGTTCCTTTTGATTCACAATAACTTAAAGCGGTATCAAAATCCATTCCGGTAGTTGGTGTTCGATGAGGTAAAGAATAAGCTTTTCCATTTTCAACAATATTTTCATATTTGCTAGCCATAAAATAATCTTTAACTGTTCCATCAGCTAATTTAAATGCTGGCAAATAATCATCAGTTACTCCAAAAGTAACTAATTCTGCTGCTGAAAATAAATCTCTATATTTCATTTTTGGTATTTTAACCATGACTGATGGCATATTTGCATTGTCAAATAAAATAGTATTTTTACCACCACTAGCCATTTCTAAACCTAACTTTATATCTTGCCAATTAGCCATTATTTATCACCTCTAGCTCATGTCCGCCCATGAACAACGAAACCCTATTTTAGTTGAAACATCTGTCCGTTTATTTAAGAAATCTAAAGCTCCTAAACCTGCATTAACTGTATCAGAATAATCTCCGCCTCTAGTACAAAATCTTTCACCATTATTTCTGATTCTAGTTAAATCTGAATCATATAAACCATCCGGGTATAATCCAAAAGTTTTTAAAATTAATAAAGCTGCTGCATCTGCTGTACCTATATTAGTAATCGTTTGGAATGGCTGAGTCGTAGAATTAACATCGGTTGTTGTATTTACTATAGAATCATTAATGCCAATTCCAGTAGGTGTTGCGGTTAAAGCATCCATAAACATAGCATCGGCAGCTCCGGCGTTTTGGATGACTCCACCAGTTTTATTTAATGATTTCCATAAACCCGAACCAACTGAATGACCAACAACTCCTGCATCAACAGCTTTATTCCGTTCCATAACATTGATCTCGCCAGCATTTAATCTTATTCCTGATAGCCATTCTGCTACGTTACCATTTAAATCCGATATTCCATCTCTGGTGAAATTATGATTCCATGTTGATGGACCTGAACCGGTTGCTGTATATGAACCACTGGTAATCGTTCCATATTCATCAGGATAAGTGATGTCGAATCCTGCATTATTATTTCCACGAGGAATAATTAAATTCTTTTTGCACCATAATAAAATACCAGCCCACTCAATGTAACTCATCAAATGCCATCCTAGACCTTTTGTTTCGCAATAGGCTAAAGCTGCATCAATGGTAATATTATTTGTCGGCTGTTTTAATGGTAGCGAATAAGCCCTACTATTTAAGATACAATTCTGATACTTAGATATATAAATCTCATTAAGTGTAACCCATGCTCCGCCTTTCCAAACATCGAAGCAAGGAAATATGGTATGCGGTCCTCCGGTTAAAACATCGTCAACATAAAACTTTGGTATTTTATACATAACAGATGGCATATTTAAATCATCTAACAAGATCTCAGTATTCGGAAATATATTTTTCGATAATATTTTTATCTGATCCATTGACATTTAGAAACCTCCTGCAACGTGAACAAGTAAAGTTACAGCGGTTGCATCACCATCATAAGCGATCGTAAATCCTGTTAAAGCCTTAGAGGTTATATTCACATCTCCTAGAAATCCGCCAGTAATTGTTGATACTTCCCACCAAATATGATAGTTTAAATTGCTTCTTGCAATATCCAGTAAAACATTAGCTGACGAATCGTTAAAAGGGTATTCTTTGCTATTAGTTAGACTGACTGTAAATATTTCTTCCTGCGAATCTCTTTCTAATTTACCTACAGAATCGCTTAGCAATAAAGCCATTTCCTGAGCTTCAAAAACTCCTGCTTCCAACAAATTGAAATGAGAAGCATCCATAGGAGTGCCGGGAATAGTAATTGTTCCAAATTTAGGATTGACTTCGTATTCATCAATCCCAATTAAAAATATTTCATAATGCGTAGGATGATCTGAAACCTGATCTAACCAAAAAGTTCTAGCATAAGGTATCATTTTATTCCTCCTACTCCTATTTAACTAACCGTAACCGCAGCAGTAATAACAACTGAAACATCTACTAAGGATGTTATCGCTACGGTAGTAGTATACCACAATTCACCATGGCTATTATAAACATTTATTTCAGTGATAGTCATAGAACCGCCTGTATTTGGCAGTGTCAAATATATTTGAATATTGGCTGCATTTTCGACTATGGAATTAATCGTAGCATTGTAATAAACCCCAGAAACCAGATAAGTAACAAAACTGACTGTTTCATATAAATGTTCGACCATTCCTTTAATTGCATCAGCAGTTAAAGCCATTCCATATTCCTCCTAGTTATTCCTTATCTGGGCTACTGTAGGTAAGGTTCCACAAACTATTTCTCCGCATCTGTTTAATCGTTGATTACTGGACGTATAACTCATAGCTACATTAAAACCTATAGTAATCATTGGAGTATAAATAATTGTATAGCTCATGTGAGCTGGTTTAAATCGTTCAATCAAATCAATTACGTTTTTGGTTAAAATCGGTGCGGATAAATCCAATAATATTTCTACTCCAAATGTATAAGGTCCTATATAGTCATGTACGACTGCATTGGAAACTCCCTGTATCATTTCTAAATACGTTTCCATTCTATAGCGATTAATGGAAAATCTTTTTAAAATTTCAGCTAATATGATTACTCTTCTTTGTGCATACGTAAGTTCAATAGCTCTTCTCGTATGTACATAATCTTCCCACCAAATTAAGCCCCATGTAGCAGTCTGTAAATGTAATTGATTTTGTACATCAAGGACCATAGACTCCGACAATCCCCATTCAGTTCCTAATGCTTCCATTAAAACATTCATCTGGAAACATTCTGAATAAATAGGGGCGATCCAGTTCATCATTATGATTCCTGTAGGGCTAACTAATATATTCATTAAGGTGTTTCTGCTCCTGTTATTGTTCCAATAACAGGATACTGGTCTTTATCAATTGTAAAATCGTTCATACCTGTGCTTAAAGTAATAATAACTGCATTGGATGTAACGGATCCCGGACCGGATAATATTTCAGCAGTCTTCGTAGCTGTAACATAGTCATGAATAGTATAGGGAGATCCATCAATAGTGATTACATCATTCAAAGCTATATCTAAACAACCTGTAACTAATTTAACAAAAGCATTACCACCACCGGGAGGCGTATATGTATCAATGGTGTCAGAAATCGAAACAGTCAATACTGTATGGTTTAAAACTCCCTGAACCAACAATAATGTTTTTGATATTTCTTTATAATATACAAATCCAATATCTTTGGATTCATAAAAATAGGCTTGTACATCAGTTGCAAAAGAAGTTAAAACGTCTGCAAGTTTAGCTGTTTTGGGATCTAGCCAAACTGTAAAATCAATATTGATTATTAATGGCGTAGGAGCAACTACAGTAACAATAGCCCCTACAGGTGCTTTTCCAGTTCCAGTCGTAGGATATATATAAGCTTGTACAGCAGCAACTAAAGCAGCGATAGCCGGTAAATAATTGGTATCTAATACCAATATTTTTACCGTACCAGTTGAAACTCCTAACCATTCAGGAATACAGTAAGCACGACCAACTCCATCTACTTCTTCCGCCCAGTCTTCGTAATCATCTTTAGAACCACCTCCGGGAGTAGAAGCAGCTTTTTCTAAAATCCTTAATTGTAGTGCTGCATCTGTTTCTATATCTGCTCCGCCTGCTGCCGGTAATGGATTGCTAATTGATGATATGCCAGCTAAAGGTACGCTCATTAAGGATATTCCATTGGCAGGGATATTGGTTATTGCTCCAGTTAATACAGATTTAACTTGTATAGTCGACAATGTTCCGCCAATCGGTATTGTATAGGAAGCTAATGTTTCAAATTCAACTGCCGGCTGAGTAAAGGAAGCTACGGAAGAAAATCGAAATGCTAAAGGTATTACCAATCCGGGAGTTCCAACTACAGTTAAAACAGCATAACTAGGTAAAGCAGCTAATCGAACCAATCCATTAATTGTTGCATGTAAATCTAAAAATGCTTCTTCTGCATATTGAGCGAAACCATTTTTAACTACCTGATTTAAAATGAATTGAACTAACTGTGCTTTCTCAATTGCTGTAGGATAAGCTGAATCGTAGAAGAAACTTGCCTCTGTCGTATCTATGCAATCTTTTATTTTCTTACCATTACTCAATGTAATGTCAATCATTCTTGCATATATCGTATCAACGTCTTCTGTGTTAAATATGCTAGGCTGTACGTATGGTATTATTTCTAGATTAGTCATAAACTGCTACCTCCCATCAAATTTAACGACAAATTATAGTTAAAAGTTAAACCTTCTATCGGTGTTACAGTAAATGTAACACTACATTCATCTCCTGAATCAGTGAAGTTAAAAGAAGAAACCATCTTTGTTTTTGGGTTAACCATTAATGCATCGGTAACAGTTCTAATTAATGCTAATTTTTGCTCTTCTCTGGTTCCTGTTTTATATAATTCTTCGATACCGATTAATGAATCGTAAGCTAACTTTGAGTAACGAATTATATAAAGTTGTTTGATACACCAATTACGCCAGCCAAACCAGCCATCCGATAATTCTACTCCACGTTTAACATCACTAACAAATTCCATTTTGGAATAATCAAATAACCAATCAGGCTTAAAATCAGTTGAATAGGATGTAGTCGATACAGGTAAGATAGCTGAGCTTTCAATGGGCGTATATAATTTTCTTCTATAGGTAGCCATTATATTTTTTTCACCACGCAAACAATAACTGGAATAGAAAGAGTCCAGATAACCAATACTCTATCATTTACTTTCAATGGTAATAAAGCGATCGGAAGATGTACCGAATGCTGATGTTCCCCTTGGTTACTCAAAGTAAATGTATGAGTATGTCCGGGAGTGCCACCAATTTCTGTTACTCCAGAATGGTTATGCTTACCCTCAAAGGTGGATCCCTCTTCTAAACTTTTTAAAGTAATTGTCATCGGTTCTAAATCATCAAAGCAAAATAAACGATTGACCAAGTATAAATCCTTTGGAATTTTATATTCAGGTAATGAATCGACTATCAGATTTAATTCTGCATCAATTTTACCTAATTCGACTGGTAATTGTTGAAATTTAGCATTAATCTGTTTAGATCTTTTTTCCATAATTAATGCCAATTTTTCAACACCTTTGTTATTTTTCATTTACTCTTTACTTCTCCACTTCAACTGTCATTTTCTTTTCCATCAAATTCTGGGTAACTGTTTTAATATAAAAAGTTCCTATCTGGTTCCCAGCGTGCAATATAATTTTATCACCTTTTCTTAATGTAGGTATAACCAATCCATCAAATTTTGTTAATTCAATAGGATTGGAAAATTCAGCCAATATATCGTTAGCCTCTTGCATGGCTTCGGAAATATCATCATCTTTTGTTCGATATACTATTTTCTGGAATCTTCCATATTTAATGTTCCGATTTAATGTTGCTTCCAATTTAGCAAGTTCTATTCCTTCATCTTTACTATTTCCTAATGGTGGCTGGTAATAATCATCTCCTAATATTCCATAATTATCTGTTACCTGTGCTGATCCGCTAGTTGTTATTGTACCATCTCCTAAACCCATGGGAGCAACAAAAGCCCCTGATTCATCAAAATTATCAGGGTCAGATAAATCGATTTCTGGATCATCTATCGTTCCATTATCCATAGTTGTTACATCATCTTTTGTTAATACTCCGTATTTATCCGTTTCTCCTCCGCCTTTATAACCTGAACCGGATCCGGGTTCTCCATCTAACGAATTGTAAGTAGTCATAACTTTGACAACTGTAACTATATCTTCGATAGAACCTTCATAAGAAATATCAACTAAATCATTGGTATATAAAGTTGCTATATTGGTATTACTACCCCTAGGTATGACTTCCAATAATCCTTGGTTAACTCTTAATATATATTTACCTTTACCCCTTAATTGAGCTAATTTTAATATGCTTAATACGATTTCTGCTACCGGGTCATTTGTAAATTTAATAATAGATGGAAAAGCAAAATCCGGTCCTTGATAGTTATAAGGGATTCCAGTTTCACTTAAAACCTGTTTCAAAAATTTAGCACTAGATGTTCCTTTTAAAGCTAAATATCTTTCTTCTGATCGCTGAAAGTTCCATAATTCATCTAAACAACCCAGTTGTATAAGTTTAGAAACTGATGAATTATAATTCTTTTTGACTACCTCGCATCTCATTAATTCATTGAAAGTTTTTCCATTGTTTAATGAGTAAAAAACAATGACTTTATTTTTAAATTTAAGCATATCGACTAACCACTGTCCGTTAAAAAAGATATTTGGCATTTCTAAAGATAAAGCTACCGCTAACTGCGTGATTGTATCCGTAAATTCAGCATTCGTTAAAATTCTGCTTAAATTGAAATTGGTTCCGTATTCGTCAATTAAAATGACTTTGTATCTGATATTTTCAAACTGTATGGTAGTTATCATTTAGGCATCTTCAATATTGTACCGCTAGTTAAGGTATTCGGGCTAGTTAATTTACCTCCTGCGGAAGTTTTATTTAAATCATAAATTTCCATGTAACGGGAACCATCCCCTAGTTTTCTCTTAGCGATTCCCCATAAAGTATCGCCGGGAACTACTGTATAATAACCGCTCTGCTTATTTTCTACTCTAGGCTTTAAATCATTGTTCTTTGTTTCATTAGTAGTTGTAGTTAGTATCAAGTCTCTAGCCTGTATAAATGCTAAAGAGTATCCAATATCTCCCACATTCTCAAAAGTCTTATCGTAAATTTTAATCCAAACGTCTAAATTCAATTCGGTTTCCGTTATTTGCAATCTTAGTTTCTGTCCTGACTCTTTCCAAGTTTTCATTTGCTTATCTAAAGTCTTAGCATCAATATAATTGGTTACGTATGCTGAATTAACTCTGCCTGGACCGGGAAAAAAAGAATCAAAACTAATCTCGTCCAGTTCATCTCCATAAGGAAAGTTTACCTTTCCTACTTCCATGATATTGTATTCTTGAAACTGTTTGCCAGTTTTAACCGAAACCTTTTCAGGATTAACAGGAATAATTAATTCTTCCTGCTTAACATTACCTAATAAAGCTTGTATGATTATTGTATTCAACTAAATACCAACCGGCATATTGGTGTAAATTTCGCTTAATTTATTGGCGATATGTTCTGCTGCATCATCGAATATTTTGTTTTTAGATTCCTCAATTACACGTAAAACATCTTCGGCTTTTGCACTAGAAGTGATATTGATTACCGGGCTTAAATTTACTGATATGGAATTGCTACCCATTTTTTTATTTAAAGGGATAACAGCTTCGGGTCCTGATTCACCAATTAAGCTTACTGTAGGTCTGGTAACTATTCCACCACTAGCCATGGGTTTTGGTAATGTTTTATCTTCATAAACAGGTCTAGAAATATAATGAGTTATTCCTGATGTAGCACCAACAAATCCATTTTTAAAATATCTACCTGCCTGTGCCCCTGCATAATCCCAAACTGTAGAAGAGGAAATCTGTTCCGATATACCTTTTACATCTACTTTTGGTTTAATTGGTTCTAAACCAAAAAAACCCCTAACTGTATTTTCATCTCTTAAAGCTTTTTGCTCTTCTGTTTTTGCACCCATACCATCATTCCAAATAGAACCTTCATAACCAAATTGAGAATTCTTATTTTTTCCTAGTTGTTGTAGTGAATATAAAGTTTCAGGAAAGCTAGTCTGGAATGGTGATTTTTTACCAGCTTTTGTTAATTCGTAACCTTCTTTACCAGTTTCTACATAAGATTTTCCCCATCCTTTTAAAGAAGCTCCTAAATCAAATTTGCCCTCTTTGTTGTATTTAAATCCTAAAGCTGATCCAATGTTAAATAGATTTAATGCTCCCTTGATTCCTGTTACTAATCCCTGTCCTATTTTTTCTCCTAAAGTGACAAAAGCGTTTTCTCCTTCTTTTCCACCTAACATATCATTGATTAATTTATTCATCTTGGATCCGACTTCTATAAACTTATTTTTACCCCTTGTGTTCCACCAGCTAACAAAAGGCTTTTCAATTAAATCATCCCAAAGGATATGGATTTTTCCACCTAGATCTGCTTTTTTAAATGCATCGCTATCTGATATTTTATTGAATTTATCAATCAATCCCTTTAAATTACCAGTTAAAGATTTAACAGCACCAAGTGAAAAGCTCTGTAATTTGTCTCCCCATTTTGTAAATTTGCCATCATTACCTAGTAAGGCTTTATCCAATTCTTTTAAAGTATCAATTAACCCAATTCTAATTCCTTCTCCCCATGGTTTGATAAATTTATCACTTACATAAGCCTTAGTTCTTTTTGCCATTCCTTCATAAGTAGTTTCTGATTCTTTTTCTAAAGCTCCTTTAAATTTAGGATTTGTTTCTCCCTGACTCATAATGGCATTAATGGCTTGAGCTTTGCTAATTGTTTTATTTTTTAATGCCTTCTGGAACTGTTCTCTATTCATTCCTAAACCAGTTCTTAAAATATCAGCTAAAGGTATTCCAAAATTATTAGATAATCTTTCTATATTGGGCTGTACTCCATTGTTTTTGATATTGTTTAACATTTTAACCATCCAGTCAACTCCGGCTGATCCTTTCTGTGAAGCTGCTGAAATGTTACCTAAAATTTCCATATTTTTTGGCACTTTATCTGGAACCCACTTATTCTTTAATGCTCTAGTTGCAGAATCCGCCCATTCTTCGGTAGATATAACACTCTTATAAGATAATTTGTCGAACGCTTCCATCATTTTATTTGCCTGGTCAACTGAACCAGCCCATGTAACCAATCCAGCTTTAGCTTTTGCTAAATTGTCAGCCATTTTTAAAGGACTCATTACGAAAGCCCACCAAGAAGTTCCTATACCAATTAATCCACCAATAGAAAAGATTGATTTTTTGATGAAATTGAGAGGAGCCATAAGCATATTTAAACCTTTTAGAAATCCATTTTTAATTGAATTGCCTAAACTGGTAAATACTTCATGACCTTTAGCACCTAAGCTAACAGCCCCGGTTTTTAATTTGTCCGTACTCATTTTAATTTTGTCGACTTGACTAGAGGAATCCTTTAAACCTTTTATTCCTCCTTTTAAACTATCAATGCTCTTTTTTAAAGAATCAATGGTTTCTTGAGCATTGGAAGCTCCGGGATCCGTTTGATCTTGTACGGTTACCGGTATGTCAATTACGAACTCTTGGCTATCGGACATCTATTACTACCTTCTTTTTTCTCTTTTTCGATTAAATAACCCATAGAGGCTAACAGAAAACATCTAAGTGGATATGGCTTTTTTTCTAATTCATCAGGCAATATTCCAGTATGTATTAATAACTCAGCGTAGATTCTGAATATTCCGCCAGCCTCTATTCGTTTTTTAAATTTTCAACTAAGTTTGTTTTCTCTTCTTGAGAATCAGGACTTATGTATCCATTAAACTCATTGATCTTTTCATAAACAGCGGTTTTTTCACCAGCTCGTAAAGCTAGGTCTATAACCTCATAAGGTGTCATTAATCGTTTTGTTACTTTGTACTTGTTCCATAAAGGTTTCCATAAATTTTCTTTATCTTCATTGGTGGTTGATTCATAAATCAAACAGGACTGAAAATTGACATCATCAAATTTGGAATTGTCAATTACATTCATTCGTATTTCTTTATTCCATGTCATTTTTCTGAACTGTGCTCTGATTCTTTCCAATTCTGAATCAGGCATTACTCGAATATGAAAAGCAAAAACAAACTTTCCATTTCTTTTTACTTCAATTAAAGTCGTATCGGTGCTATTTGATTCAACCGATGCAATTAAATTGTCTAGCATTTCCTGATCAGTTAATCCTGTCTTTTCTCCTAATTGTCCATTCTTCGATTCTTCCATTTTAATATTACTCCTTCACTTAAATTAATGCACTTAAATCCGGTGGGTCATTGACGATACCCGACCATGGGCGTTTTACTAATTCATTGGGTCTGCATCCAATTAATGATATTGCTCCGTCAGGAATCCAGTTTCGAAATTCATAAGTCTTTCCTTCCAATTCTCCCCTGAAATGAGCTACATACTCAATTCCCTGTTTTAAGGAAGCAATAATCAATCCAATTCTGGTTTCATCTCTCAAGACGAATTCTTCCCAGCTCAACATACAACCCCAATTCATGAACTTGCCTCTTTCATAGCAAGTACCCATGGTTTGTAGTTTTATGTTGGTGATATTTAATATTGCTTCAAAATTGTCGACTTCCAGAAGCAATATACCATCCCCATCATAAAGTTTACCTTTATATCCGGGAATCATTTCAGCAGTGGATATATATCTTTCGTTAGCCATTGTTAAACTCCTCCTTCCTTATTTAAGATGCCGGAGCAAATCTGAATTGAAACGTCATATAAGCCTTTTTAATGGAATCGTTATCATCAACAGTTAATAAGAAGTAGGAATAATCACCGGCTGAACTATATAAAGGATCAACTGTAACTGTACCTGTCGATAATTTTCCTTCATCTTTCATCTTTTTGATTTCGCCATTACAAAGCATAATTAGTGAAGCTCTGCCAGACGAATCATTGTTGATTACTCCCAATAAAGGACTGGTAACTGATTGACAACGTTTTATCAATTCAAATCTTTCTCTTACTCGTCTAATGGATTTCCAACCATCGTCTTCATCCGTACCCGGACTAACTAAGGTGGTAATGTCATATTCAATCTGAACAGCACCGGCGGAAGATTGACTGAATACAACCATTCCATTATCTACTGCCTGGTTAATGTAGGTATTCGATAACGATCCTTTGATGGTTGAATAATTGTCCATAATGTAATGAGTAGCCGAAATGGACGGATCCATAGCAGCGATTACACCTGCTAAAATAGCAGCGGCTTTGTAACCTTCGTACTCATTTAAAGATGAATCAATAACCCCATTCCCAATATAGACTACCTGTTTGTTATTGAATGCAGCAGCATCCGCTAATCTGGTAGCAATAGCAACTGTAGTTGGTTCACCTACGACAGCGATACAAGGTATCCCTGCTGCATACTGTGATTCTACAAATGCTTCTAGTAAAGCGTGTACTGTAGTTGTATCTGTGTCTACGCAAACTAAATCCATCTGCATAGAATCCATAGCAGTAAATCCCGCTGTGTATTCAGTATTGGTTACCGCAGGATTAGCACCGGAAACAAAGGGAGATCCGGTAACAATAGCCATTAATTTATTACCATCGGCTAACTTGGTAGCAGTAATCCATTCTGATGTAGCATTAACAGCAGCAACCAAAGCAGCAGGTTCACCAACTCCGGTAGCACCTTTCGCAAAAGTAATAACTTCTTTTAGTGTTGTTACATCGTAAATTAATAGTTCTCTTTTTGTCGTGTCAGTTAGGGAATCTTGGATTGATACCCGAATATCCCTAGCTCCCACATATTTAGCTAAAAGAGTAACAACATCGATTGGACTACCAGTAGTATCATGCATTCCAACTAATGTTCCTTTTACACCTGCTGCATCACCTATTCTGGTAGCTAAAACAATAGAACCCTCACGTAAAGCTAATTTGATTTGTTCTGTGGTTCCAGCCGAACCATAAACAATATCAATTTCTGACTCATAGCTGAATTCTGTCGGCGTATTTAATGGTCCCCAGTCTGCCTGAATAGGCATAGCTACTTTATTGGTGGATATAGCCCTACCAACCAGCGTTACATTTTGGGTTCTAAAATATACTCCAGGTCGTTTTTCAAATCCCCAGCTCATTTATTCCTCCTTACTTATTCATAAAAGCAGTAATCATTGTTTTTGATTCTTCGATGGTCAATCTATCCGTAGGCAACTTCTTATTAAATCGAAAAACAGCTTTAACCGCAAATGAAGGTTGATCGAATAACTTTAAGGAATTGGTAACTAACTCTTCACAAGTGTACCCTTCCTTTATCGATTCTTCGCTTACTGATGGTTGATTAGCCATGCTTGGTGTTTTAGGCATTTTATATTCCTCCTCAACTACTAGCTAAAAATTCTTCTCCAATAAATATGATTCAATTTTTCAATCGTCAAATCTTCTATATATTTTGACATGTAATATTCACCAGTCAAATTAATTTGTCCTGTTATATAAGGGTCGGCTTTTGCATTTAATTTGATATTCCCAAAAAGGTTGAAAGATAAAGTATTATTCATCGTAAATTGTCTAGCATTAGCTAGTAATTCAACTAAATGTTTCATCAATTTAAATCTGTCTTGTGTTAATGGTGCAAAAATATGTAATGCTATATTCATCTGGTATAGATTGATTGATAACGAAAATTGCTTCACGTTTAATCCATCTACCCGAAAATAAAAAGCTGGTTTTATTGCTGTAGGTTTCCAAACATCAATTAACTGTGGGCTACCTTCAATATAATAACAACTAGGAATAGCTACTTTTAAGTAATCAAAGAGAGCTAATATCGGATCAGGTAATAAAGGAACCTCAGTAACAATATACGTATCACCGGCAATTAAAGTTACTCCTACTGATGCAAAAGTAATTACTGTTGAAGTATTACTCAATACTGGTCTTACATAAGTTGTACCACCATGAACAATGGATACTGAACCAAATTTCCATTGATTGATTCCATACGCTTTTGTAGAACATACAATAGTAGTAGTTGAGCCACCAGTTAATACTCCAGAATCAGTAACCGCATCTGCCGGATTGTATACTTCCTGACTAGGAAATCCAATCCGATTGAATGTCATATGTAAACCATTGATAAATCCGTCAATATCTGTTATCGGATCTGAACGTATCCATGATAATGATTCTGTACCATTTAACGATTCAAAGAATGTTCCATGTAAAGCAGTTTTAACTAATCCTTCAATACTTTCTGGTCCTGTCAAAGATTTGGATGATATATAAATATCAACAAAGATGTTACCCATTAAAAATCTAGCTGGGTCTTCTTGGATTGATGAATAATAAACAATCCTAGGAAATTGAAAGTCATGGGTTGCTCCCCATTTCTGGTCAGTATCGATAGGCGCTTCCCCTTCAAATACAGCAGGAATAGAATTAAAACTAGCTAATGCATTAATCAATGAACTATCAGTCGTTAATGTTCGATAAATTAATTCTTCTAAACTTAAACTCATTAAATCCCCAATTCGTATTTATCGCCAAAAATAGCTGCCACTTCTTCTTTGGAATCTTCAATAATTTTTTCTTTAAACGGTCTTGGTTCCATTTTGGATGTTCCATTTTCCAGTAATTCAGCTAACAAATAATTGCCAACCAATAAAACAGAAGAAATAGCTGGATGATAAATAATATTTTTGCCCGAACCTTCGATAAACCATCGATTGTTCCAAGACTGTCTAAAAGCACCAGTTCTTACTGCTGGTGGTTCACCGGGGGCTGATGCCTGATACGTAGTTTTCTTGCTTCCTTTTTTGTTTCCTGTAAAGGGTAAGTTATAGATTCTCCCTGTTCTAGGACCTCTTAAAACTGATAATGCATGATTTCTCAAAACATTTGAAGATCTAAAACATCTTGAAGCTGCCTGATCTTTAATCTGGTCTAACAATTGGTCAGTTATCGTAGATACATCTGGTAATTCGTCATTATTACTAATCATGGCTAACCTCAAATTCCTGACGCAAACAATAATAAACAGTTTTCCAGCCATTTCTAGCTGTTTCTATGGATTGAATATAGTATCTGTAACTATTCGATGCCTGAATTAATGTATCTCCTATTTCTGCTTTAGGAGATCCATCGTGAACGATCGTATGGCTAATAGGATGCTGTAACGATTGATATTTGACTACTTCTTTTTGATTAGCATTACCAATAACCCCTGTAAAATCTGGCGGTAATATGGTTTCTGTATGATCACGGATAATTCTTCCTCTGGAATTAACGGAAGTGTTTTTTACCTCTACGTAAAAGGCTTGATAGAAACTAATGATCGGACAATATAATCTCGGCTTTTGATACATATTTATAATCCATCCGTATCATCGCTACTTACAGAATCAATATCGAATTTTCCTCTTTCAAATATATATCCGCCTTCTTCTGCACTTAATGTGGATTCATTAAATAAAACTGGTGGATTGGATTGATTAACTTCTTTTTTCATTTTTTCATATAATTCCGTCCATCGTCTAGCTCTTTCTGACAAATCAAAAGAAACTCCACCAATAGAAGTGGATACTTCTGTCTGGAATCTCATGCAAACAGATTCAACCAATTTTAATTTAGCTGTATACCAATCATCTGAATAATAAGCAATTACGGCTATGATTTCTTCATCAGTTAATGCAGCCGAGCTAGGATCAGTATTAACGTCACCTAGCTCGAATCTCATTTTATCCTTTGTATTGGTCATAATGTTTGCAATATTATAAGTATAAGCCATTTATACTCCCAATTTCTGAGCTAAAGCTGTGTAGAATGGTTTAGCATTTTTTCTGATGTCAGAAGTAGCTAAAACAATTAACATATCCGAATCCGTTACAGTTTCTAAAAGTTCTTTGAATTTTGATTCATCACTAATTTTGCATTGTAAGATTCTAAATATGTTTTGGATCTGGTTTTCTTTTAAAACCAAAAGATGTTCTTCCTTGTTCTGATCTAAAAAGGGAACATTAATCTTTTTTAATTCTTCCTCAGTAAATATTTTTTTTAAAGTTCCATTGTTTAGATATATTTCAATCAACCGGGGAGTCGCTATAGCTTCGGTTACGATTGTTCCTACTTCTATAAACTTCCCCCCACTTTTAATTGCTTCACTTTTTAATACTTCATAACTAGGCATTCTTCGTTACTCCTTGTTATTACTAGCTTACACAATCAGCTAAATAGAATCCTAAATCATCGCTGGTTTTTTTCATATCAATGGAGATTAATCCCTCTTGATATGTTGCGTGAGTTCCAAACTCACCGTCACCCTGAGCTATGCTAATCCAATTATCGCCCATGAAGTTCCATGCGAAACAATAACCGGCAGAAGGTGTATCAATAGACGGTTCATTAGGAGCAAAAACAGCCAGCATATCTTTAGGTCCGATGATACGACCCATGACCGCTGTTTGACCTTTTTTCGCTGAATTGTAAACCTGTTTAGCTACCATAATCTTATCTACTCCGAATAAAGCAGCTAAAGTAGTTTCGTTAACTGTGGCTGGTGAAGTGGTATTGCCGGAAGCGTGTTTGACTCGGTCCAATATGTCCGGGTGATCAATCAGGCATTCGTAAACATCTGCACCAAAACCAATTTTGTTAACTAAACGTCTACCAGAGATTTCGATTTGCTTCAAGGCGTATCTGATGGTTTTTACCGGATCGCCTAAAGATTCATCGAATCTCATAAAGGATGTTCCAGGCACAGCAGGACCAATGGCTAAACCATGCATATGGTTAGTCCAGTTGGCTACTCCCCAGAATTTCTGCCCAAACGTGTAATCTAAAAAGAGATTGACTTGTTCGGCAATATATCTGGATCGCTGGACTTCCGGCTTAGCTGCCGAGTTCTTGAAATTGACATTCTGTAACTGGTCCTGACCGCAAATGACCTGATTGACTTTACAGCTATAGGTATCATCCGATAAACCTAACTGTATAGGATCGGTTCTCCCATACATTGGCTTTTCGACCATATCTATTCTGCATAAGTCTTCTTGATTCCATTCGTAGTAGTAAGCGCTTTCCACGTCTACTGGAACGATAGGAAACATCTCACGTGCAATATAAGGAAGACCAGTAAACCAGTTCATAGCTACGTTGCTTAAATACCGGTTCGGTACATAAGCTTTGCTAATTATCTGCATTTTTAATAATTCTGTTGTTAATTTCATTTATTTAATCCTCCTTATTTATACAAAGTGCGTGGTAAAGTTAACTGGTACGCCGATAAAATTGATCCATACAATGTCTCCATCTGCCCCGGCAGCTTGAAGAACCATAGCTGCTGCGTATTTTCCATTAGTAACCGCTTCAAATTTACCAGTTGCGGATACCTGAACAATAGCACCAACAGCAGCAATCTCATCAGCGACTGCTAAAACTCTACCGAATACACAAACTGTTACGTTACTACCGGAAGCTCCACCTTTGGTTAAAACTCCAATAGGCAATTCTCCCTGTGCACAAATAACAACTAGACCAGCATTCATTTTTACGAAATAACCCTCTTTTCCGGTTAAATCACCTGCTCCGCAAGGTAAGCAGAGTAATTGCTGGTTAGAATTCCACTGTCCGATTTCGCCTCTTTTTACTAAAGCCATTTACTTTACCTTTCCTTTCCCTTGATATGCATCAAGTAAATCAGGATTACTGTTACAGGCTTTTTCAATAGCCTCTGAACGTTTTAAATCAGGATTAGATTTTTGTAGTTCAGTGGCTTTTACTTCTATTTTTGCCCATGCTTCGTCTTTGTCTGTTACTGCGCCTGAACCAGTATGACCTAATTCATCAAACAGACCTGATTTGTTGATAGCATCAACAGATTTGTCGAGCATGGTTATGGTGCTTTCATAAGCTTTTGGATTTGCTTTTTTTAAATCCACTAAATCCTGAGCCAGTTTGTTAATATCTGTATCAGGAATTATCTCATACTTTTTAGCTATAACCGTCTGCTCTGCTAATAAGTTTTTAGCTATCAACTCGTCTAGCTGTGCCTGTGATTTTCTCACAGTTGCTTCTAACTCCGTTTCTGAAGATTTTTTTTCTACTGTTGGATAGGCTTTTTCAAGCTTCTCGTAAGCTGTTAAATCTTCTGGAGTCATTTTTGTTTTGTCCAGCATTTTCTCAACCCCTTTCTTCTTCGTATCTTTTGTACATTCTTTAGAAACTTTGCAAGATTCGCAATTACCATCGCAATTAACTAATTTATCCTGATTTGTTTCGTCATCCAACTCTTCGTCAGTAGGATTTTCTGTATCAGGAAACTCGTCAGTAGGTGTAGTTTGCTTGTTTTTTGGATCTTCATTAAGCATGGTTTTTGCTTTAATGATATAGCTATTCAATAAAGCTCTCATGCCATCTGTTACTTCGATTAATCCTGTATTGGATTTTGCCACCGTATTAATGGCTTCTTCATCGAATAGTAATGTGTCGATCATTTCCGAGAACTCTTCCAGACTTTTTTGAATTAGCTCCTGTCTGTTGTCCTCTTTGCTTTTGTATAGATCGATGATGTTTTCATGCAAAGCAGTGGCAGCTATTAAATAGTTGTCGTTGAAAACATCTTCCGCTTTCTTTTTGCGGACTAACCAATTTAATCCGAACTTCGGAAATTTGAAATTCACGGATACCCCCCTCTTTTTCAACATAATTTTTGCACCCTGATTTGCTCCTCTATCAACCAAATCAACTTTGGTTATTTCAGGGTCCTTCAAATTTGTTATTTTTAACTTATTAACTTTATTCATTTACTACTCGATGTAGGAATTACCAGCGTGTACGATGGTTCCTGCTCCGGTTTTGGTAAAGGATGCCGCTTTGTCGGTAGCTTCAAACATATTGTTTAATAAGTGGATACTACCTGTTGCATGGTTAGCGGTAGTCATGACACATTTGGTTAAGACTTCTCCTGTATTGGTTCCATCAATAACCCTGCATCTCTCCATGACTATATCGTGACCATCTCCATCCATTTCTAAACCATACTTGCAAGATACGATCAAACAGTTGGAAATGTAAATATCGTCAGCTCCTCTGATGGTTGAATTAACAGCCATGACAGCCCCGGATTTACAACCTTTGAATACACAGGATGCAAATTCAATATTATTTGCTCCCTGTATATAAGCTCCGAATCCCATATCGTCACCATCTGCTTGTTTGGATAAATAACAATTAAGGAATTTGTTAAACGATCCGGTGAAATCGGTAGCGGTTGCTGATCCTAGATAGACAGCAGCTTTTGTATCTTTGTAGGTATAAAGAGATAAACCAACAAAAAGATTTTTACTTCCCGAGATTTTCAATAAATGGTCAGTTGCAGCATCCAAAACTCCTGCCGTTCCTGTACCAATTAAGATAAAACCATCGGAAGTTCCTGGACCAATTACCAATAAATCATCAAAATCGATGACTATACCCGAAACTTCGTAGGATAAACCAGCTAAACAATAGATGGTATATCCCTTCTTTAATGTAGCAGTGCTTAGTGCTCTTATAAAAGCGATAGCTTCTCTAAAAGTCTTATAAGCAGTGCTAATAGTTGTACCATCCCCTGATGCGGTTATGTTTGGATTTACAAAAAGAAACTTGCTAGAATCTCTTTGCTGTAATCCATTGATTTCTTGGTCATACCCATCATTGGAATGTATGTCACGATGTCCTTTATCGTAATAATCTGATCTGTTATCTTTTCTCATTCTCGTCAATCCTCCTTTTAACTAAATTATAGCCTATTCTAACTGATTTCAATTTTTCTATTTATTTCATAATCATTAATTAAGTATGTATATATTTAAAAAATGTCTTTACTATTGATTTTTCAGTTTCTTTTTTTTGTTCATTAACAATAGTTAAATGTATATATTCGACGGTTCTTTTACCAGATTTAATCTCGCCCATGAATCCCCGATAATGATAGTTTTCTTTAATTCGATCAACTGCTGTTATTTTATATATATTACCCCGACCCAATAAAACTTCTTTTTCTAAATCTCCAAAAGCTCCTATTTCATTGGTAATTATTCCAGCTTTAGTTCCTTTGGGAGCATCAATAACAAATAATCGTTCTCCCTTATCCAAAAATTGAAAAGCTTTGTCTTTACTCAACGTGGTTGATGTATAGCCTAACTCAGTAAAAGTTTGTCCGATAGGATTCGCAGAACTTAAAACTTTTTCTGCATCCGGGTTATAAGCAGCTCTGTAAAGCTTCTGATTTTCATATAAGGTAGAATCTTCCTGCAATCTTGATTTTTCTAAAGCTGTATCAATCGATTCGATTAATTTTTTATTTTTAGAATCAACTTTACCTTTTCTTAATTGTTCGTTAATTGATTTATAACTCTCGGATGTATAGCTATTTAAAGCATTTACTTCTTTTGTCGATAGGCGTTTAATCCAAGTTAATGGATGATAAGCAGTCAAAGATTTATCATTGCTACTACTCGTTTCTTTTGTTGATGTTTTTTCGTTAGTTGTATTGGATGAACTATTCGAACCTTCTGTAGAGCAAAACTGTCCTCCGTTAGATTGCCCTGCTTCTTCGTGACATTCATTGAATTTAAACAATGAACCAAAAGTCTTTCCTATTTTTCTTTTAGCTACTTTATATAAAGTTTCATCTACGTTTGTTTCTTCTCTGGTAGCCATACCCTCAATGGAAAAATCTTTTAATTCGCCATTCTTGATTCTATTCCAAATTGATTCATCTGTTATTTGGAATCCTCCCCACCATCCAATAGGAATTAAACCTTGCGGTATATTCATGGCTATCTGTTTTTCTATAGTCCAGCACATGGATTCAATACATTTGCCGATTATCTTTTTGTTTGACTCATGCATGACTCCTGAATCTCGATACTTTAAAACATAGGTATAAGCCATTTTTTCTAGTTCTGATTCATCTATAGCATCTTGCTGGTGGTCAACAAGCTGTTTTAATACCCATTTTCCATTTTCTTGTTCCCAGTCTGCACTAACTAAAAACCATCCAAATACCTGTTTTTTATCTTCATAAGCTTTACTGATGGTAAATATTGATTTACTAACTGGTTTATCTTTTTTATCTTTATCATTAGTTGTTTTTGGATTAATTCTCTTTAATTCTTTACCTCTTAACCATTGTCTATTTTCTATATCCATGTCTAAAGGTATTAATATTTTTGTCATTTAAGATAATTCCCTCTTTAATTGGACTTCATCTTTACTTATTTTTAATGTATTATTTTTGCTTCCTACAATATATTCGTATTCTTCATCACCACCAAATAAGAAATCAGAAGTTCTTAAATAAGGCGTTGTTTCATGGTTAAGTAATATATCTTCCAAAGGTATTTCTTTAATGATTACAATTCCCTTCTTATTCGCGAATCTTTCTGCAACCCCAAGATCGCTAGTCCATGAAGAAACTGGATAGGTAGCTATTTCTATCTCATTTTCTTTTTTTAATAAATCTTTAATCTTATTGGCATATTCACCTTGGATCCCACGATATAATTTAATTTTACCGTCAATTGCTCTGTCTTTTAAAATACGTTGCGTTTCCTGTACTTGTCCTAAAAAGCTATTAATTGTTTCTTGGGAATAAAACTGGACTCTTTTCATATTCATATTAATATCGTACATCTTTTCATACCATTCTTTTTCTATTAATTCTTGCTTACATCTATCAATAATAGTTTTTTCCCAGTTAGCCAATTCTTTTGCATGCCCTTCTTTATTGACTAAATCTTCTACTTGATTAATTTCCTCTAATAATGTTTTTTTTCTATCTTCCCATCTTGTCTGCATTTTAATATCAGCAGGACTTATTTCTCCTTTGTAGTAAGCTATTGCCATGGTTCTTAATGGATTTGGATCGCTAGGCATTGGTCCTTTATAATAAGCCATCATTTGTGCTAAGGAACCAGTTTCTTCTTCATTGGGAGCAGCCGATCTAAAACTACCTACTTCATATTTACTCTCACTCAAATAGGAATACATATCATTAATTAATTGTTGCACTTCCGGGACTTCTTCTATAGTTCTTCCTATCCATTCATCTTTTCCAGACATAATCGTATTTTCTTTTAATTTATTTCCTTCAAATTCTGTACCAGTAAATATTGATAATGCATCTTTACCTTCTTTAATGGGAACTATTTCGGTAGATAAACCTCGACCTTCAACGGCTAATATTATTTTTTGATTGTATTCTTTTCTGTAATCTTCAAATCTTTCATTCTCCCTATCTATATGTCGTTTATAATAATCAATATTGAATGGTGCTTCTTTTTTTTCTTGATCTGTTCCATTCTTTAGTAATTCTTCCTGCTTTCTTATTTCTTCATTTGCATATTTAATTTGATTATCACGCCAATCCTTTTTGGATGTATAATCCCATGATTTTTCAAAGGGAAACAATTCTAATACTTTATTTCGACCCATCATGATTAATTGTTTTCCTTCTGATGTATGAGTTGTTTTTTTGGAATTATCGGATGTTTCTTTATTTGATGAGCCACTATTACTAGAATCTCCACTACAGAATTGACCACCATTACTTTGTCCTGCTTCTTCGTGGCAGGTGTTGAATTTGGATACATTTTCATTAGGCTGTAGGATTACTTTATAAATTTTACCTTCTGTTTCATCTATTTGATTAATATCTTTAATTGGTTTTCCTTTAATTTCTTTATCCATGGAAGTGTAATAGTCTTTTATATCATATTCTTGTATTTCCTTTAATTTAAATTCCTGACCACCTTTTATTAATATCTCTGAAAAAGAATCCTTACCAAAACTTGTTATAGGTATACTTTTCGTTACTCCTTGAGTTTCAAAAACTATTCTTACTTCGTTCTTTTTATCCGTATAACTTTCAGTAAATTCTTTAGCTTTTCCCCAATCAGTAGTCCAAGAAGATAAGCCATTCTGCCCTACTGGTTTATCGTTTAAAAGGCTTAAAATTAAATTCTTTCCATCATCCTCTTCTAAATAAATTCCTCTAAATATTGGTATGTCCTGTTGAAAGATTACTCCTTTTTCAAATAGGCTATTTATAATTTCATCTTCTCTTTTTACTGTTTCGTATATTTCTTTGCTAGCCATGCTTACTGTTTCTTTTCCGTTATAAGTTGTTTTGTATGTATAATCTTTTGCTTCTATTGTTTTTTTATATAAATCATAATTTCCATTGACTTGTTCATAAACTCTAATAGCTGAACAAAAATTGTAATCAGCCCAATCATTCATGGTCTTTGTTATTTCTTTCCATTGTTTATCTGTATATTTTTCTCCATGCGTTTCTAAAGCTTTTCTAAATTCATTTCTTTCTACATCATATTCTTTGCTATTGTTAAATTGGGCTTTAATATTTTTTGATGGTACATTCCGTCTAGGTAGACCATATTCAATTAATTTAGGAGATTTATCGTTTTTTAAATTTCCATTACTGCTATCTGAATCATCTGAACAGAATTTTCCGTCTTCTGGACTATGACATTCATTGAATTTAAAAATGAATAAATCATTTAAAGATTTTTTAAATGTTCTCGGTTTTTTTAAATATCTATCAAATGTTTTAATCATTATTCCATTTTACTCTTTTTTTCTGCTTTTTACTCATTTTTGAAAATACTCATTAATGCTGAATAAAATGATGGTAGACCACCGGGAGAACATTCGAGATAGTTACGATTTTTCGTTTGTAACTCCTTGTAACAATAATGGTTCACTTTCAATTACTCTAGCTGATCCTTCTGGAATAGTAGAATCTTCTTTTTTTAAATCATTGAGAACTGAAACAAAGGTAAAATATTTTAAAATCATATCCATATAGTTGTTTACTTTTTTATTATCCATGGTTAGTTATACCTCGTTGAATCCACATAAGCATCGACAATTTGGATGGCTCAACGAAGGAATAGTTATCATCCGTCCATCCGGGAGTACAAATAAATCATTTAAACCAATTCTTGTACCTTCCATTTCTCCGCAAATAGGGCATACCCTTTCATCTAAAGCAGTTAGCCATTCCTTCTCTAAATTACCAATTAAATTTTGTTTCTGTCCTTCTCTGACTGAATACTCTGCGCCTGTATTGTAAGCATTCGCAAGTTCTGTTCTGGCTATGGTGTTAGCTCGTTGTCTGTGTTTTCCTTGGGCGTATCTGATAGTAAGATTTAATGCTTTGTCTTTGTTGTAATTGTCTTTGATTAGTGATTCATAATAAGTCATTACTGACTGGCTCTGTTTATTGGTTAAACCGATAACCGGTCTGATTAAATATTGTAATTGGTCAGGATGCATGGCTTTGTCTTGACTAATCGTAGAACCAATAATAGTTTTTAGTGCTTCTGTTTGCATACTCGTCATATCTCTGACTAATTGAACGCCTTTACTATCTACCCATTGTTTAGCACCTATCCAATCCTCAATCCAATTACGTCTGAATCCCTGTTGCGTATTGGTCATGGCTTGGCTAATCGTCTGAGCTAATAAAGGTTGAAAATGAGTTACTACTAGCTGAGAGTAATTCATTCTCCATTGATTGACTATTTTTTCAGCGATGGTTCCAACTAAAAAAGCCTGTGCTATTTCTTTATAGCTAATTTCATTTTGCTGTAAGTTCCAGAAGGTAGTTAATAATCGAACCAGTTTTGGTTCTTTACTATCCAAGTAATTTATCATTCTTGAATGTAAAGCTAAATTTCGTTGAGAAATGCGAGGCATTTAGATTCTCAAATAGCTACCGAATGTTGAGTATCTTTTCTTTATTTCCGGCTGTTTTTGATTTGCTTTTGGATTGTTTTTATCTTTTAAGGATTGAAAGAATTTAGCATTATCATTGGTTTTTTGATTTAGTTGCTGTTCTTGTAGTTTAGCTTTATTGTTTAAATCATTAATCGCTGTCTGCTGTTCTTCTTTCTGTTGAGCTACCTGCTGTTCGTATGTTTCATCTTCTTTAGGTAATCCTGAAATCATCTTCGCCCATTGTTCCAATTTAGGACCGGGAATAATAACCCCGGAAGCAATCATCGAAGAGATCCAGCTAGCCAATTCATTTAAATCAGGAACCTCAACATCTCCATGGATAATTTTAGGGTAACCAGTAATACCAGTAAAATGTCTTTCATTTAACTTGAATAAATCCGGTACAGCTTGGCTATTCATGGTCTGACAAATGATATCTAAATAAGCACCTATAGCTACTCCGAATGTATTAGTTTTGGATGATGCTAATGCATAAGAGCCTACCTGCTGGTGACCTAAAAGGATCATATCAGCAAATCCATTCATGGCTATTCTCGTATCATATCTCTGAATGATTTTATCAGTATCAATTTGTTTAGAGCCACCAGAACTCATTAAAGAAAGAACCCATCCAAAAGGTATAACGATTCCCTCTACCTTATCTCGTCTGATATTTTGTACAATTGACTTAGCGTTATTTAAAAAAGATACCATTTTAGGATCTTTGGTATCCCAGATATTTGTACCTTCCGGGGCTTGTAATAATGGTAAACCAGCTAAATCTCGTTCAATACCGATTCCTTCAATAATCTTTAGGTTTTTTTTGTAGTAATAACTTTCATAAGCTCCACGCCAAATAGAACGACCCTCTGGATTGTCTTTGATGGATGTAGTACGAAAATGAATAGCTTTGCTTAATGGTATTGTTTTTAATTCATAACTAGGCGGTGGCATTTGTGTCATTCCCAATAATTCATCGGAAGACTCATCGATAACCCATTCATATAAGGAATCCTGACTACGTATAGGTAGTTTTCTCCAACCGATTAATCCATCATCAAATTTAGATCTCATTCGTAAATCAGGATGATCGCCTCTTCTTAGTTTGTATACTTTTTCGTGATAACTAAATCCGTAATCTAAGAAGGATAAAGCCTCAGCAATAAAATCAATGAATGTTTTATTTAAATCATCCATGCAATCTTTAAGGAATTGTGCTGCTTCCATATCTATTGGATCTTCACTAGCTGGTTCAACATCGAATGTAGCTTGTCTAATCATCAGTTCAATTAAGCGATCGACAGCAAAGACAACATCGTCATTATTGGTCATTTCCTTATAAGTTCTGACACCTTTACGCCCTTTTAGTTCTTCTAGGAATTCTTCAAAGAATACTCCGGCGTATCTAAATTGACCTACTGCTCCTAATTCCTGATAAACACTATAGCGTTCTCTTTCATCTTTAGCTTCGGTAGCATTCATAGGATTTAAAGTAGCGTTACTCGTCGTATCGTCTGGCATATTTTACCCACCTTTCCAATATGAATTCTTTTCTATGGCTGTAGGCATCTCTTCATCACTCTTTTCTGGTTTCATGCAATATATTATACCTAGGCTCATAGCATCCACAATATCTTTTAATATCATTTTAGGGAAACCTAATAATTGATTTTTAAAATCTTCTACCCATGGTTGATGTAAAGAAGGATCAGGTAAAAGAATATTGCCGGATAACCAATAACCAGTAGTAGCCCTAGCTCTTTCCTCTTTGCTTCCCTTAGGTTTAACTAAAATAATCCCCGGAATTGTTTTATGTAAGGTATCTGAAACGGATTGAGCAGCAGCAGCATCTTCTACAATCTTTTTTCTGACTTCAATATACTTGTCGTGAATACTCCTGAATTCATTACAAATATCGGTGAATGCCATTTTACGATGAACCAAGTCAATGATATATACCATCATTCCATCCTGAGCTGCAATAATACAAGCACATTCCGCCGTATTTTCTCCCTTTTTAAATGGCATATCCCAGAAAGAGAACCATTCAGCAGATTCAGGAACAGCATCGAAATAATGGGTAAACATTTCCTGTTTGAATATGATACCTTCAGCCGGTGTCGGATTCTGTTGGAATTGAGCTGAAAAGTATTGAGGACCCATGTTGACCCACATCTTGTCTAATGTCTTTTGGCTTAATCGAATAGGATCCAATAAATCATCTTTTTCTCTTATCTTATACGTCTTACTTATAGGAAAATAGATGGTTTGTCTTTCCTCAGCTTTAGCAGGTAAGATTAATTTATCCCATCCTAACTCATTGATAAAATGGTTTGCAGCATCCGCCTCATGTAAGCGTTGCATAATACATATCATGTTTCCGGTTTCCTGATCGTTTAATCGTGTTGCCAAAGTGTTTTTAAAAAATGTTATAACATTCTCTCTGACTGTTTCTGAAAATGCTTCATCCGGTTTCTGTGGATCATCAATAATAATACAATCTCCACCTTCTCCTGTTAACATACCACCAATGGATGTAGCAAACATAAATCCTGAATCTAAGTTTTCAAACATTTCTTTCTGGTTTGTATCATGGCTCAGTATAACTTTCCAGTAGTTCTGGTACCATTTGGAATTAATTAACTTTCTAGCGATAACATTATGTTTGGTTGATAGTCTATAGCTATAAGAAACTTTGATAAATCGTTTCCATGGTTTAGTAGTCCAAACCCATGAAGGATAAGCAACAGCTACCGATAACGATTTAGTGGATCGAGGCGGTACATTAATAACTAAATTTTGTATCTGTCCTCGTTCAATGGCTGTTAAGTATTCACAGATAGCATCTAAATGCCAGTTCCATATAAAGCTTCTTTTCGATTCGTAATTACCCCATGATGCCTTTAGAAATTCAGCTAAGTTTCTTTCGTAAACTGCTTTTTCTAAACAATAATCATGAAGTTTTGGATTTTTTGGCTTTTTCGTTAATTCGTTGGTAAGTAAGTAATTCGTCATCGGTGAGGTTTGAGAAATCATAGACCTCCTCTGAATCTTCATTAAGCTTTTGTATGTTTGTAACGTCCTGAGTCAATATGGTCTGTTTTGATTTTTCCATCCATTTGTCCGGCGCTCTGTTTGCTAAAAGCATTTTAATAGCAAATGCAGAAGGTGGCATCTTTTTTTTATGTACCACTTTATTCATGATTGTTTGTTTCATCTCAACAACGACACCATTTTGATCTACTTTGATTGGTACTATTTTGTAACTAATGTCTTCCTCTTCATATTCATAACCGTTAGCTAGTTTATATAGGGAATCTTCTGTGGTCTTTACCTTGTATCCAATAGATTTAGCCCTTCCCTTAGATAAGGCATCTTTTAATTCCTGTTTGTCAGGATCTTTTAGCCATAAATGCCATGTATTATGACCAATATTCAAATGTGCTCTTATTTCCTTATCCGTTTTTTCTTCTTCCGCTAATTGCTCTATTAGTGGTAATTTAGATTTAACGAATTCCCATTTTGCCATTTAAAATTCCTTTTTTATCCTTTGCTATTTGGAATCAAACATAACTTGCAATTTTACCCAATGCTGACTACTTAAAAATAACTTATTGGTGTAATTAGTAACTTTACCATTCTTTCTAGTTAATGTAGCTATATTGTATTCTTCGTTAGCAATACCTTTCTTTAATCCATAATAACTTTCTTTTATCCATGAAGTAGAATCTACGGAACTAAAATTGTTTTTAGTCATAATAGCTAAAGAAGTCATAGC